GACAACCTTGACGGCATAACGGCCGAGCAGGTCAGCGATTGGCTGGACGGCCAGCATTACAGCGCCGTCAGGTTCAACCGTGCGCTGGCCGACCTTGGCACGCTTCGCAGATGGGCAGAGTCGAAAGGGTACAGCGTTGGCCGGCACGACCCATTCGCCGGCAACGAACGGCGTCTGCTTGACCAGGGCGACGTTTCAATCCTGACGGTGGAACAGGCCGCCGACTATCTGGCCAAGGCCGTAGAGGTGCCAGAATGCGGCCCTGTGACGGTGCTGGTGCTGTTATGCGGCCTACGGGTGTCCGAGGCATTGCAGACACGCGACCAGGATATTGAACTATGGCCACATGCGCCGCTTGCAGCGGATATGGAGTGTTGGGAAAAACCCGACGAAAGCATTGTAACGGTGCGCGGCCAGGCATCTAAACTGCGGGCAAGGCGAATCTGCACGCTGCAACCCTCGGCAATCCGTTGGCTGGACTTGGCGCTGGAGAAGGGCGGCGTGCTGCCGTTGAGCCAATCAGTTTACGACAAGGCCAGGCGGGCCAAGCTGCCGGCAATACCGGCCAACAGCCTGCGGCATTCCTTCTGTTCCTACCACCTGGCACACTTCAAGAACATTGGCCTGACAGCCGAGGAAGCCGGCAACTCGCCGGAAATGATTGCCAAGCATTATAAAGAACTGGTGCGGCCAAAGGCGGCGGCAAGGTTTTGGGACATAGGACAGGCAATGTCCCAGGGCGACTGATACAATGCCCTTTTTGATGAATAAAAAAACTTTCAATAAAGTTCACTTTTGCACTTGCCAACAGACCGGTGATGCTTCACCTTGGCGCAAGTGCCGAACCAACGCGACCCATCAAAGCAGCAACTCCGTACCTGGATGCACATATCCGACGTAAAGGCGTTGCGTGCATTGGCAGACAGGGAAGGGTTGGGGCTTGGGGATTTTTTGGCGCGTATAGCAAAGGAGAGAAACAGGGAACTGAATAAGAAACGTAAATGACTGAAGAACAAACCAACATCGAGGCAGCAGAGGGTAAGGCGGCCCTGGATTTACTGACGGCCGACCGAGTTGCCGAAACGAACGCGAAGGTAGCAACCAAGCGCCAACTATGGCTTGCCGTAGTTGTTGCTGTGGTGATTTCCACGGGAGCAACCTACGTTTGCACCAACGTCAAAGCCATGCACTACGGCCTGAATTTACTAGGCCATGAGGGCCACGCAGTAGGCGAGTTAGTTGTGTGCATGGAGAAATGGGAGGCCCGCGCCTTGGATGCCGAGAGTAAGTTAGAACACAAGGCATGGCTTGACGAAAACTGGCAAATTGCCTTGGGGCTAATCCATGATAACTCGCTGTGCCTCGAAAGAACGAAGATGCGCTGCGGGCTGGAATTTAAAAACTGGAATCCCGCCTTACGCGGAGGCTTTATCGATACTGCCGTGGCGGCAGACAAAACCGAGGTTCTGGAATGGATAACAGAACAGGATGGCTGGTCGGCTGCCGCTGGTATTAAGGCTAACAGCATTTTGACCGCCCTTGGGTTGGAGCAGGGCGCTGTTGCTGCACGTTAATTTTTTTACCCAAGGTGAAGCACCACCCTTTATTGCATTACATCAAACTTTTTTTGTCATAGGTGAAGCACCACCTACATTATGAACTACGAACAGGCAGCCGAATTTCTGGAGATAACAACGAAGCATTGCAAGAGGTTGGCCAATGCAGGGCGGTTCCCTGTGACGCGCCTTGGCCATCGCACGGTGAGGATTAACAGAACAGATTTAGAGCGATTCAGAAAAAAATGCACAAAGTAAAAACAAGCCATTGGGCGGCCTATCTGGCCGCGAGTGAACAGGCGGCAATAAAGAAACGCCGACCGTATAAGACTAAAGACATGACCGGCATCTGCCTGGTTGCGTTCTGGATATTTGCCGGCGGGGCAGCGGCAGTCATTGGATGGCTGCTTCTCTTAGGCTGGCGCTAAACAAACAAAAGGAAAAAAGAAAACAATATGTCATTGGAAATAACAGTTGGAAGCGGCGGCGGTGGTTCATGGGAGAATCCACCGACAGGAATACACAAGGCAACGTGCTGCGACGTCGTTGATTTGGGCAAGCAGGAAACTAAACACGGCAACAAGCACCAATGCGAAATTCATTTTGAATTAGCCAAGGACAAGGCCGGAGTGGTTGAGGCGACCGGCAACCAGTTTACGGTACGAACGCAACGATATAACTTGCCGGAACCAGGCCATGAGTTGCACGAAAAATCTAACCTGCATCAGTTTTTATCAGGTTGGCGCGGCAAGACCCTTGCACCAGGCGACAACATCAAACTGGAGCAACTTATAGGCGTTCACGCGCACCTTGCACTTTCAATGAAAACTAGCCAGAAGGGAACTGAATACACGGCCATCACATCGGCCTCGCCTAAAAATAAGGACGAGGTTTTCCCGCCATTGTCCGGCGCCTATACGCGCCGACAGGATCGTGATGACGCACCGCAACAACAGCAGCCTGCTACGGCGCCGACCGGCGTGCCGGCAACTCCATTGGCTGACGACGATATGCCGTTTTGAGTTATGGCCTACCCTAAAAACCCAAACCCTCCTGCCAAGGTTGAAACTGACTATTACAACCTGGCGCCTATTTTTTTCGACATTGAAACCGAGGCATTGCCGGACGAGGAACTGGAACATGACCTGCCGTTTTTTGAGGCTCCGTCGACCTGGAAAGACCCGCAAAAAATTGCAGCTTACGTTGACAAAAAACGCCTTGAATATGTCGAGAAGGCAGCACTTTCCCCATTGACGGGGAGAGTGCTTGCCATCGGCGTGCAGTCCGACAAGGACGGCCCTGGAGTGTTTGAAGGCAACGAGGGCTATCTGCTGGCCGAGTTTTGGAAATATTTTCTCCACAACAATGAGGCGCAATGGATTGGCCATAATACACATTCATTCGATTGGCCTTTCCTTATCAAGCGCAGTTGGAAGTTGGGAATTACTGTGCCGTCAGGGATTAAAGACGGCAAATGGTACAGACCGAATTTGCGCGATACCATGGAGATGTTTTGCAGCGGAACATACGGCGAACGGATTAGCCTGGACAGGCTTGGCCGGTTCTTTGGTGTCGGTGATAAGGCCGGCAAGAGTGGCGCACACTTCGCGGAGACTTATCACAACGACAAACTGGCCGCCATTGAGTACCTATACAATGACCTGGCGCTGACACAGGCCGTTTTTGAGCGGATGCAGTAGGAGTTTTGGCGGCACATTACCTAACATATATATCGAGCGGAATGAAAGGCCGCTTTTTGTACTTTGTTCATGGGAATAATGCTGGGCAGCACGCCGTCAGAAGCCCCCTCCCGTATGTGCGGTGCAGGGGGAAATTTAAAAAAGGATGATAAAAGACGAAGAACTATTAGACATTGGCCTGGCCGCTTTCGGCCGTGAGGGATATAGGAAATTTAAAGCCGGCATTAAAGAGCATAATCCTGAAGGCAAAACGCATCTGTGCCGCTTGTCAGCAAAAAAGATTGTTGGCGAGATGAAAAAGGAGGCCATTGACCAATGGTTTTACGCCTGCGCCCTTGAAAGCAAATTGCAGGAATGACCGTCGAACTTCCAGGCGATTGGCAACGGTTCGTCCAACAGGCAGCCGACAAGGTTCAGGCTGACGAATGCGAGAATCTGCGGCCCGACTTCTGGATTAGGCGCCTGACGGCCGAGGCTGCCCTGCGCTTGGCTCTTGACCGGCCCGACCTGGATGGCTTCAAGGTTTATGTAACCAACAACGCTGCACTCGGCCTGCTGGTGCCGACCAAACTGGTTGACCCTGTTGAATCCGACCTGGTGCTGGTGTTGTCCGAATATATTAGCCCTCAATATGTGGTTTTCTATGGCTGGATTAAGGACACCAGCGCACGCCAACGCTACACGCCAAGGTTGATCGAAGGGCGCGGGCCGTTGATGCACGTTGTGCCGTTGAATCAACTGTCTCCCGTGCGCGATTTGAAGGATGATTGAAAACAAACAGATAAAACAAAGAAGAACAGAACTGCTGAAGCGTTTGGAATTAGCTAAAATAAAGCAGTTGGAAATACGGATGCAATTAATCGAATTACAGAATAAATTACTTGAAAAAACCCTACAAAACTTTGGCTGAGTTGCCGCCAACTGAATCGCTGCGACCAGGTAAAACGCAATTTGCCGTTGACCCTGGCAAGAGTGGGGGCATTGCCGTGCGTTACCCTTGCGACAATGTGCTGGCCTTCAGGATGCCCGACACAGAGGGCGACCTGCGCGACCTGTTTGTGCGCCTATACAATCCCAACAACCCTACCGTCGCCTACGTCGAGAAGGTTGGCGGGTACATAGGCGGGCCAGGGGCGCCAGGCAGCGCAATGTTTAACTTTGGCCGCAACCATGGTTTTACCCTCGGCCTACTGTCGGCCCTATACATTCGCACCGAGTTAATCACGCCACAGCAATGGCAGAAACGCCTTTTCCTCGGAACCAGCAAAGGAATGTCTCCTGTGCAATGGAAGAACAAACTGAAGGCCGAGGCACAGCGACTATATCCAGATATTAAGGTAACGCTTAAAACAGCAGATGCTCTGCTAATTCTGGAGGCAACGAAATGAAAATTGAACTAACAGCGTGCGAGATGGCCATTGCAAATGTAGTGGCGGCAATGCGGACGACCTGCAACAGGGCCGCCGGCATTGCAGAAAATAAGATCGGCAGCCATTCATCGTACCAGATGGACGTTGACGGTTTCGCGGCAGAGTTGGCCTTTTGCAAGGCCATGAATCTGCATCCCGATTTTGTAGTTAAAAACCAACGCCTGACGCACGACTGCATTACCCACGACGGCAAAACTATCGACGTCAAGACAACACGCTGCGAATCCGGCCGGCTACTGGTAACGCCAAATAAGAAGGACTGCCCAACGCAGTTTTATGTGCTGGTCATCGGTACGCCGCCGGCGTTCAGGATTATTGGTTACGCTTCCAAGGAGGAAGTTTTCGCCGACAGGAACTACCGAAAACTGAACGGCCGCTGGTCATATATTTTGGAGCAGTCACAACTGCGACCCTTCAACAATGAGAAAACCAACCACTAAACAAATATTAAAACGGACGGCAGCGCACTACGGCCTGGCCGAGGAACAAATGACCCAACCACGGCGCGGCCCTTGGCCAATCAGTTGGCCGAGGATGTTGGCCATGGCGATTGCATACGAACAGCCCTACACAAGCGACGAGGTAGGCAAGGCATTCAACCGGCACAGGACAAGCGCCATCTACGCGCACCAACGTGTCGAGGATTTATGCCGACAGGAACCAGATTTGGCAGAGGAACGCGCAACATTGAGGAAAGTAGTTTGTGGATAGTCCCGAACAACTTTCGTGCCTGTCGCTCTGCACAGGATACGGCGGCATCGAGCTTGGACTTGAACGAGCAGGCGTTTGCTTGCGCCCAATCGCTTATGTGGAGGGGGAAGCATTCGCAGCAGCAAACCTGGTCGCAAAGATTGAAGCGGGAGAAGTGGCTCCGGCTCCTGTCTGGACGGATGTTAAGACCTTCCCATACGCAGACTTTCACGACCGAGTGGGCATCATGCTTGCCGGTTATCCCTGCCAACCGTTCAGCGCGGCAGGCCAAAGAAAAGGCGCAGCAGACGAGCGACACCTGTGGCCATACATCGCAGACGGAATTGCCGCTTGCCAGCCCCGATTTGTGTTCTGCGAAAATGTCGAGGGACATTTGTCCCTTGGGATTAAAGACGTATTCAACGACCTGGACCGATTGGGTTACAGCTACACGGCAGGATTATTTAGCGCGGAGGAAGTCGGCGCAACTCACAGAAGAAAACGGCTGTTCTGGTTGGCCTACTCCGGCAGCACACGAACCAAGGTTGGGCTACCAGAACCGCAACAACGGAAAGAAGGGCAGCCAGAAGTCTCTTACAACGGTTGTCTTAGAGGCTGGCCAGCCGGTCCAGGGCAACCACAGCACGGATGGGAAGAACCAAGAACGGTGGGCAACGCCGACAGCAACACAGGCAGAAAAGCCACAAGGCCCGAACAGCAAACAAGTGGGACTGTCCAACCAGGCCAAATGGGCAACGCCGGAAGCGCAGAACCAGACAGGCTACCAGACGAGGCACGGCCAGACGTTTCCGAGGTTGGGCAGTCAGGTGAAGCATTGGCCGACACCGACAAGCAACGCAGTCACAGGAGGGCAAACAGGAATGGCCAGCAGCAGCACCACGCGCCGAAAACTAGAGAAAACGCTAGGACGGGCCGAGTCGCTGAAGCTGAATCGCAAACTGAATCCGAACTGGGTGGAACAACTGATGGGCTTGGATCCAGGCCGGACGCAACTACCAACCGAGTGGACAGGTTGAGGCTTTTAGGAAATGGAGTCGTGCCACAAACAGCAGCAAAGGCATTTACAACGCTATGGCAACAATTGAAGAACTGAAGGCCGCCCTGCCTCTGCCTGACCTGCTCCGCTCGATGGGGTTGGGCGATTATGCCAAGAAGTTGTGCTGCTCTCCGCTACGCAAGGACAACAGTCCTTCATGGGGCATCTACCAGGATGACAAAGGTTGGCATTGGAAGGACTTTGCCACGGGCGAGGGAGGCGATGAACTTGATTTGCTTCAGGCATTCCATAATTGCACAGTCAAAGAGGCGCTGAACCATTACGCCGACAAGGTTGGCCTGCCTAAAATCGAGAAGGCGCCGACCGTCAGCATCGGCAAAATACCCGACCCTGGCGAGTGGCACCAGGCCGTTGAAGCCTTGGCCGGCAACCCTCAAATACTCTCCCATCTGGCCAAGTGGCGCGGCTACTCCAAAACCCTGCTGGCCGGTCTTATCGAACATGGCCTGGCCGGCCTGGTAGGTGAGGCTATCGCTTTCCCCATCTATAACGAGGGCGGGGCTTACCAGGGAATGCACCTGCGAACTGAATCGGGCTGGCGCATCACAGGCGGGGGCAATCAACCTTGGCTAATAGGCCATCACGATGCTGCAAACGTCCACGTTTTCGAGTCTCAATGGGATGCAATGGCATTCATGGACTCGCACGGGTACGGCAATGGCTCTTGGAAGGCAGAAACGCACGCCTGCCTGGTAACGCGAGGCGCCAGCAACGCCAAAAAACTGGAGGGCAGACTGCATTCAGGGCAGAAAGTTTACATCTGGCCACAGAATGACGAGGCAGGCGCCAAATGGGCCAGCCAAGTGGCAGAAATGGCCGCAGGAGACGTTTTTAAGGTCAAGGTGCCTGACGGCATCAAGGACGCTAATGATTGGCTTAAAAGCGCCGGCAGGGAGGCATTGCAGACAGGTGTTGCCATGGCCAGGCCGATACCAAAGGTCAAGGCCGAGGTGCCGGCTGAAGAGGTGCCGGCTGGCCTGGTCATCAAATGCTACTCCGAACTGCAAACCACGCCGATGGTTGTGCCGCCTCAAGTCATTGATGGCGTGCTATATAAGGCCGGCAAAATGATCGTTGGAGGAACCAGCAAAGGGAGGAAAACTTGGTCATTGATGGATTTGGCCGCGGCCGTGGCTACAGGCGGCAAATGGTGGGACTTCCAGACGAATCTTGGTGATGCGCTTTATATCAACTTTGAGTTGCAGGAATTTAACTTCAGGCAACGCATGGAGGCTATTTTAAAAGCTCGCAAAGCCAAAGATGCCTCACGCCTTCATGTGCTGAACCTGCGCGGTCAGGCGGCCGATATGACCGTTTTGCGGCCTATTCTAGAAAGGGCCATTGAACAGAGGGATTTTAGCCTGCTGATATTTGACCCAATCTACAAGCTGCTTGGCAATCGCTCCGAAAACGATGCCAGCGAAATGGCCGACCTTATGAATGAATTTGAAGCATTGGCGGTGCAATCGACTGCTGCAACCATATTCGCCCATCATTTTAGTAAGGGCGCCCAAGGCAGCAAGTTTGCCATTGATAGGATGAGCGGCAGCGGCGTATTGGCACGCGACCCTGACGCCATTGCAATCCTTTCGGAACATCAAGAAGAAGATGCCTACATCTGCGAGACAATTTTGCGTGCATTTCCGGCCCTGCCGCCCTTTGGCCTGCGTTGGGATTTCCCGCAACTGAAGCCATGTGCCGACCTGGACATGGAGGGGATACGGCAGCCAGGCAGGAAGAAGAAATGTAGCGACAAGCAGATATTCGACCTGCTGCATCGTGATGGCCTTACATCGAACGAATGGCAGGACAGGGCCAAGGAGGAGTACGACGTCGGCAGGTCATTATTCTACCAGGTAATGCAACGCCTGGAAAAGACCGACATGGTATTTAAGCACCAAGAAGGTGTCTGGATGCCCATGGCAGCCCGAAAATAGTGAATCCATTAATAAAAACGACCCAACCCATTGATTACCAGCGTTTTGCGGGAAAAACTGGTGTTGTCCATAAATGGCTCTTGCGGCCTTTATGGTACAACCTGTTTTTCCTAGGAAATAACCGTCCATTTATCCATTTATATTTAATATAGTGGATAAATGGACTGAAGGAATTGTGATATGAACCAAATTGAGAAACTGATGGAGATATTCGATAGCCGCAATAAGGCAGAGTACAAACCTACTGATGAACTACCTGGCGGCCTGGTTGGTACGGTAGCGACATGGGAGGCAGCAACAGAGTGGCAAGACCATCCACAAGTCAAAGCATGGAGGCGTCGAGGGAGGTTTGTCGGTTGGGATAGGCGAGGGAATAAATTATGGGCAGGTGAATGAACCTGACGACAGCCTGGAGCTTGCCGCTCAATACTTTGCTGGCGCTGTGATAGAGCAGGCCGTCAGAGATTGGCGAAAGGCAAGGGCATCGGGATTCATAACGGCCAAGGGCAAGGTAAGCGGGGAAATGATTCAGGCATATTATCGAAACAGCAGCAACTACAAGCTGCCGACTTATTTTGATGGGCCGGCTGACCTGGAGACGCTGGTCAGTTTCTTCCATGGCGACGGCCTGGAAGTGTGGTTGAGGTTCAGCGGTCTGAAGGTTGACCCTGATACGGTTGTTGCCGGCCTGGATTGCATACCGGCACGCAAGGCCAAGATCGGCCATCTACTGAAGGACGATGCTATGCAGTCTGGCAATTACTTTGTCGATATGCAGGGAATAACGCTGTGATACCCCCCCATAAGGAATCTTTTTCGCACAATTACAGAGGAGAGGTGTCCATTCCCG